TAACGGCATCTATAAAGTAACTATTAAAATTTCTTTTCTATTGTTGGGCATATATTCTTCAATGCTGTTTTAATATGGCTGTCCTCTAAATATGGATAAAGCGTATCACAAATAAATTTGGTTAGTCCAGCACCGAACGCTAAATCATGATTAAACCTAGTCTGTAAATTATGAACCTTATCAGCGTTGGCAAATAGTCCCTGTTCGTACTCACCAATTAAATTGGGGTACTTGGTCAATACTTGCTCAATCTCAGCCTTCATATAGTCAAAATGCTCTTGTTTAATTTTCATGTTATCGCCTCCGTTGGCGTTGTCGTTGTTTGATGATTCACACCTTGCCTGAGTTTTAAGCATTTGTGAAATTGTTTGAGTGACCCAAAGTGTTGATTTGGTCACGATACCAAAAAAACCGATACAAAACAAAAAGACACACATAACAAACAGAATGCTAATAACTTAAAAGAATAACACCCTAAATCCTACCAGTTGAGGATATATAAACCTTAGCAAATGTAGTACCAGCCACATATTAATTTTAAACAGTGTCCTGCCCCGTGTCCTGGCACCATAAAAAAGGGAGGTACGGGGAAAATGCAGTTCCGTATATATACGTATACCACCTCAGATTTTTGGTTCAAAATTAAGACACCCCTAGACAAAGGTAGCGAATCCCGTGCAAGTTCTAGGGGGTCTTAATTATTTAATATAAGGGGGAACTGGTGGTAGTTATCCCTAACCATCCTTTCATCAATCCTTTAAGTATCCTTAAGAATACCTCACTATACTATAGTATATATCAAAGGGGGGTGGGGGGTCTCCTATAGGGGGTGGTTAGAGGAAACCCAGTCATAGCAAGGGATTATTGTCTAGCTCTTTTAGCCTTCTTTTAATGCCTTTAACTTTCTCTTTAAGGACAACCACATCTTTCTCAATGTCGCTTGTGCTTGGGATTTCAATACTTCCAACTTTCTCAGCCAAGTTATCAACCCTGCCACGTAGCTGTTCAATTTCTTTTCCAATCTTTCCAATGTCATTATCTTCTACCCTTGTTTCTAGTTTAACTAACCTACCTTCTAGCTGTGTAGGAGCGTTTGTCTTCTCTAAGGAAGCTACCTTCTCTGTTAGTGTTCCATAACCTATGGCTGCACCACCTATTGAACTAGCTATTCCTATCCATAGTGCTACGTCTTGTGGTTTCATCGTAAGATTGCCTCCAAGTCAGGTACAGGAGCATAAGCATAGTACATATCACTATAGACATCTTGAGCATACCCTTCCCACTCTACAGTTAACATTGCAGGACTAATGTTACTTATACTAATAGTAACAGTGTCAAAGAATGCTTGAGTAGACTGAGTGTTAATCACTAGGTCAGCTATAGTGTCTACAACCTGTATGTCTTGAGCGTAAGCTTCAATCATGTTCTTAGTAATAGAAGCCTCTAGCATAGCATCAATACTGGTGTTGTACTGTTGTACATCTTCCTGTTTGATTTCAACTAGGTCATTCTCTACTGCATATGATTGAGCTGCTATAACGGTTGACTCATTACCTGTAGCAATCATCTCTGCTACTTCTGTTACTTCCATTATATCGCCCGCAGCTTCGATTAGAGACTCTTTAGCTTCATGGTAGTCATGTTGCTTATCTTCTATGAGATCGTCCAGTACAACGGAAACTAGAGCCTCTGGTGTACTGTTTTGTAAGCCTTGAGTGTACAGATTATTAAACTGGTCTACTTGTGATTGAGTAAGCTTGTACTTATCACCTGTATACTTATTATATATAACAGTAGTACCAGCCTCCATAGACCAAGCGGTAAAGTCACCAAAGTCAAACAAGCCACTAGCTACAGTATTGTTAATGTCATCTATGCTTTGCACCAAGGATTCCGTGTCGTATTGGCTTTGGCTTTTCGCTTCGCTTGACAACAGGAAGATCAGGCACAATGCTAGGGTGCTTTTTATAATATTCAATTGCTTTATCACCGATTAGTCCTCCTATCGGGCATGGGGTTTTTGCGTTTAACATCGCATGAAATACTCTAGGGTCATTACACAGAACACTGGTAGCAGCAACCTTAAGACCTAGTTGTTCTAACTGTCTAGATAGCTTTAACATCTCACATACCTCATCTCTAGTGGATGAACCGTAAGATATACCTATCTGTAATGTTTGAACACCTCGTCCATTAGATACAACACAGACATCTTGGTTGTAAACTGGGGAAGCTGCGCCTACTGCTGTGGGTACTGGTGTACCTTCTTGACTTACTACAGTGCTTGTTGTTGTGGTTATAGTCTCTGCTTGTGTGTTGCTACTAAAGTCACCCTGATTTGCATCATTAGCAAGTACAGGGGAACTTAAGAACACGAGCATTATTAGTTTTTTTAAATCCATGTGTTAGCTCTTTTGGGTGAATTAACATTATCAAGAGTTAAGAACCTGTCTATTTCAGCTCTTAATAATTCATCTTTACGTTCTTGCATCTCCATGTCTACATCAGCAGCCATCTGTTCTACCCAATACGCTACACCCATCGCTAGTGCATCTAATCTATCGTCATGTGCTAATGCACCACGCTGTTTAGTGACACGAGTTAGCTGATAAGTAAGCATATATCTCTGAGCTTTCTCAGGGGGATGATGTTGTACGCTATCGTAATCCTTTTGGATAACTTTAGGGTCTATGATGAGCTTATGTTGATTCATAACAGGCTCTAACGTATCAATAATACGTAGTTCTTTCTGCTTGCTATGTCTCACCTCTTCCGTAGTAACTGGATATATCTTTTTCAAGAATGGTTTGAGTAGTTCTGTAAACATACCGTCACCAAAGTTGCTCTCTACTAAGACAACATTAACTTTATGTTCCTTCGCTATGTGAGATAACTTCGTTAGCGTAGACTCTCCGTAGCCTCCTGATATACCAGCACAGTCTGCTACGTATAAGTAACCGTTTAACATCTTAACGACTGCGTAAGCGGTTTCATCTTGACCTCTACCAGAGGGATCTATTACAAGAACAGAACCATCGTAGTCTACGTAGTCTCCTATAGTGGCTTCTGGGGCAAAGTATTTGTCACCCCCTAGTCCCACATTAGGTAACTCCTTAATCTCCTTCATAACGCCATAGACGAGCTTCTCGGGTGCTTTATCCTTATCAATCGACATCACCATTAAGTCAGATAACTTCAATGGATATCTATCGGTATCAGATAAGCTTGTGTCCAACATGAACTGTAAAGCAAACCCTGAGCGACCATAAGATAACTCACGTTCCATCAAGTCATCATCATCGAACCTCATAGGATCTACAGGATTCCCGTCTAAGGGACTTTCTGCTTTATGCATAGCATCCCATAGGGTAGGTGCTAAACGATCCCCATACGCCTTGTTAGCGTCATCTATCGAGGGGTAACGTGCTGTCCATACCCTCATCTTGTAGCCACGTTCTGTGAGTGTATTATAAAGACTCATCTCACACTGTGGTGTCCCAAGATACAGGATTTTACCTTCTGGTTTAAGTACCGCATCAAACTCTTTAACTGCTTCGCTTAACTTCTCCCTCATCATTTGTGTCATTGAGTTATTTGGTACTTCAATGTCATCAGCAATGATTATGTCTGCCCGACTGCCCGTTAACTGACCAGTGATACCTACTGATTTAACAGAGGGGCTACCACTAGCCAGTGCGGGTCTTACATCAAACGCAATCTTACTCCACCTTTGCTCACTTGTTGCTATGAGATGTTGGCATATTGGGAGTTCTAGGATTAAACGTTGTGTGAATGTCGAAAAATCGTCAGCTCTTTGTTTTGATGCTGACACTACCATGAACTTCTTTTGTGGATCTAGAAGTAATTGGTGTACGACAAAAGCGGCTGTAATGTAGGACTTACCTACACCACGAAATGCTTCAATAATTGCTCTACGAGGGCAGCTCTGAATATAGTCTGCCATATCGTATTGGACAGGAGTAGGATCAGGCAAGTTTAGATGCTTCCACACTATATACATAAAGTTACGGAAGTCTTTTAGTTGCTCTGGCATCTTTTCCATTAGTTATGCCTTCCATTTTACCTTGTCTGCCCAATAAGCTGCTGAGGATTTACCCTTAGCTATGTTCCTTGCGTGTCGGGCTTTAAAGGCTGCACGTTGTTCTGCGCTTTGGTTAGTTTTTGCACCCTGCTCACCAAACCTAATAATCTTTTCTTTGCCGTTTACGGTAGTCTTTACGACATGAGATTTGGTGGGGTGTTTGGGGGTACGCTGTGGTTGGTTGATTCTTAAGTTATCAAAAGCACCCATACTATTTATCCTTCTTCTTAAAACCTATCTTAAGTTTAGCGTAAGCTTTAGGAGAGATGGTCGAGTTCTTTTTAGAACGACTAATGCCTTTCTTTTTTCTTGCGTTAATATTTGCGTATAATCCTCTAGCCATTTCTGCTCCTATTCTGCTTTCTACTAGCAATACGTAAGTTGTTAAGTGAGTTATCGTTAGCGTTGCGGTTCACATGATCTACATCTTTCCCCGCTACCGCAGCTTTACCCTTAGCTTTAATCATTAAACGTCTAGCTTTGTTTCTATTGCTGCGTTTCTTTCGCTGCTCAGGAGTGCCTTGGTAATTATCATACTCTTGTCTATAGTTCCTAGGTGCGCTCAATGGGACATCTCCTCAAACGGTAATGCCTCCAGTAAGTTAGCCATTGGAGACTCTGTAGTGATTACTTCAAGACAAGCTCCGTTGTCCTTAAGGAACTTTGTTGCTACTGACAATTCAGAAGCAGATGCCTCACCAGACTTAACCTTTGCAAGTAAATCTTTAGCTACACCTTCGTGTAGTTCATCTAATATTTTTCTATCCATTAGTAACTCCAAACTACGGGGTAAGATTGTCTAAGATCAACATGGATAAACGTCTTAGCAACGCCTATGCCGTTGAAACCTAACTTAATAGCTTCCTCAATGATCTTATATTTCTGTACTCCGTTCATTACTTGTATGTCGGCAGCTATGCCTCGTGCATGAGTGCCAGGATTTTGTTTCTTAGCTTCGATAGGGTGTCCTTCAGGGTCTCGATAACCACTTGTAATTGTAAAAGGAAAACCACAAGCTTCACGAAGAGCATCTAGTTTTTCTAGAAACTCCTCGTTCATCTCATTGTTCCCTGTGAAACTACAATCAAATTCGCTTATGTCAAAATACTTCATCGACCTACTCCCTTAACTCGTTCCATTGTACGTAGACCACCAAGACCAAGCATACCCATTAGTACAGGTAACATGGTTGATGTATCTGCCTGTGGCACGACAACACCAAAGGGTGCTGCAAGTGGTGATATAAGGAAGTTTACCATGAACCCTAATACACATACCCAAGCTGTTGCGGGTCTCCACGAAGACTGAAACCAATTCCCTTTGGCTTCTGCTTTATTGACTTCGATCTGAGCTAGAGCAATTTGTTGTGCGTGTTTCTCCGACATCGTAGCAATTTCATGTGCTATCTTTTGCTTTGTATCCGCATCGGGAATAAACTTATCTAGCAACCCAGTTACAGGTGCTATCAATTGCTGTATCATATTATACTCCTAGTAATTTGAGGGCTGAGAACAGTCCCATAGACTGACCCCAATAAACAACAGCACCACCTACAACTAACCACTTGATTTGTAGCAGGGTGCGGTTGATGCTATCCAGCATCCCTCTAAGCTCATTGGCGTTAGCCGTAAGCATCTTAAGTTGTTCGTCCTGTAAATCGACTCGCCATTCCAAGCGATCTACTTGTTGTTTTAGTTCTTCCATTGTTTGTCCTTTAGGTTACTCTAAATCCTGAAAATCTCATATTATCGTTTTGTAAAGTCAAAACATTGCCTGTATTCTGATAATAATAAACCTCAACATAATCACCCACTGCCAATTCTAATGAAGCACTACCATTAAGGTACACATCATAGGATCCTGTTGTAGTTGGGTTTTGCCTTACAACAGTCCCAGCCAGTAAAGAGCCATTTTTGTAAAGCCCTATTTGATAATATTTATTTGATGATACTTTTCCATCGTTTTGAGTAGAATATTGAAAACTATAAAAACCCGCCTTACCGCTTGGCACTGTAAATCTTTCATTACTTAAATCAAAAGCTGAGTCTGTATCTTTTATTTCTATATCAAATGCAACTTTTGTCCAAGAAGAAGACCCAACTGTTTGACTAAAACCGTTTGACGATCGGGCGGCAAAAGCTGGTGTATTGGTTTCTCCAGTATCAACATTAGTCAGATTAGCCCCATTAAATGTAGGCGCACCATATCTACCATTAGGTATTGTTCCAGATGTTAATTTAGTTGCGTTAAGATTGGAGGTACTCGTAAGTACCCCCGCTGCGTTAAAGTCTGCTAAGGTTCTTGCCCTAGTCATAATGAGTTACCTCTATTAAGTTGTCGAGATAATAAACGCTAGAAGTTCTTCATATCTAACACTTAGTCTTGTGATTTCTGTAATGTTAGTCGCACCCTCTGGGGCGTGTTCTACTAACTCGAAGTCTTCTACACTTGTAGTGACGTTACCATCTTCATCTTCTGTTGTAACTGTAGCCTGATGCCAAGTATCAGAACAGAACATTCCATAACGATGAGCATCTAAACCCTCAGCAGTGAAAGCATCTTGTAAGTCTTGGGCTATAATACCAATATGTAATCTAGCATTATCACCTTTCTCTTCATAAGCGTCTTTCATTCTGTACTTTCTGATTAGACCTTTACAAGCAACAGCAACTCTTTTCTCTGCCTCTGATAACTCTTCAATATCACGTTTGTACTCTCTGTCAGAACTCACATTAGGGCTGATTTTAAGAAAAACACCATTCCATCTAGCATACTGATGACCTAGATTAATATTGCTTGAAGTTGTACTGCCTAATGTACTTGCAGGTACTATAGCGTTGTAGCTAGAAGAGCCTGAGTATTGGATAGAAAAGCCGCAATCTCCATCATTGTGTGAGAAATAAGGATGTGCAGTTCCGTTGTAGGATGACTGGTTAATTCCTAAATGACCTCTAGTTACAATAGCATTTGTTGAGTGGTGCTTAGTGTTGAACTCAATAAAGTGACCACTTCCGTTCATGCCAGTGACGTTCTTCTCTAGGTCTAAAACAGGCGTAGTTGCGCCACCAGTAGTTGTAGTCATCTCTACTTTAGGTGTTGTGAGATTATTAGGT